TGAAAATCCGCGACCCGTTCACCGGCAGTCGGGTTGTTCTCGGCTTCGACGGGCGGGCGCTGCGGGCGGAACAATGGGCGGCGCAGGCATCGTCGCGGCTGATCACGGAGATTGTGGACGACCAGATGCAGATGGCCCGCGAGGTCATCCGGGCGGGCATCGAGGCGGGCCGCAACCCGCGCAGCATCGCGCTGGAACTGGTGGGCAGGATCGACAAGGCCACCGGCAAGCGGTCGGGCGGGTTTATCGGGCTGACCGGCCAGCAGGCGCGGTGGGTGATGAACGCGGAGCGGCAGTTGCGTGATCTGGACGCGGGCTATCTCAGCCGGGCGCGCCGAGACAAGCGCTATGACCGGCTGGTGCTGCGGGCGATCAAGGACGGCAAGCCGCTGGCCGAGGCCGATATCCGGCAGATCACGGGGCGCTACCGTGACCGGCTGCTGAACCTGCGGGGCGAGACCATCGCGCGCACCGAGGCGCTGAACGCGCTGCGGGCGGGGCGGCATGAGGGATACGAGCAGTTGATCCAGTCGGGCAAGGTCCGCGCCGATCAGGTGACGGTCACATGGTCAGCGACGATGGACGGCAGAACCAGAGATTCGCATCAGGCGCTGAACGGGCAGAAGATCCGCTTCGGGCAGATGTTCACCAGCCCGCTGACCGGGGCGCGGATGGAATATCCGGGGGATACGACGCATGGCGCACCGGCTGAGGAAATCATCTCCTGCCGCTGCTACGCGGCATATTCGATCAGGTATCTGTGATGGCAGGCAAGACCTTCACCGCCAGCGTCAAGGCATGGGGCGACAAGGCTATCGAGCAGGCAGAGCTTGTCCTCCGGGCGTCGGCGCAGGAACTGGTCAGCATCGCGCAGACGCCGGAAGCGCAGGGCGGGCGGATGCCGGTTGACACGGGTTTCCTCCGCAACAGCCTGATTTCCGGCCTGAACGGCGCGATGAACAGCGGTGGACCGGACAGCTACACGCTCGCCATCGCAGGAATGAAGCTGGGCGACACGGCACAGTTCGCATGGGTCGCAGCCTACGCCCGGAGAATGGAATACGGCTTCACCGGGCAGGACAGCCTCGGGCGCAACTACAACCAGTCCGGGCGGCACTTCGTCGGCTCGGCGGCGGCGCAGTGGCAGCGGATCGTGGCCGAGAACGCGGCGAAGGTGGTGGCATGAGCGAGACAGCCGTTGAAAGCGCGATCAAGGCCCGCGTGGCGACCAACTCCACCGGGCTGAGCATCGCCTGGCCCAACCAGGACCATCCCGGCACCAAGCCCTTTCTCGCCGTGGATATCGTGCGGATCGCCCGCACCGACCCGACGATCAAGGGCGGCAAGACCATCAGCCAAGGCCGCCTCGTGATGACGGTGGTCGTGGCGATCAACACCAGCACGGCGACGGCCAACGGCCATGCCGACGCGCTGGCGGCGCTGTTCCCGTTCCCGACCAGTATCTGGGCGGGCGCAGCCCGGATCGACATTACCAAGCCCGCGGATATCCGCGAGGGCTACCGCACGGACGGCGAATGGCGCGTGCCCGTGCTGGTGGACTACCGAGCCTTCTACTGACCCCCGGCGACCGGGAACAACCGCCCCTCCCGAGGGGCAAATCTGCATGGAGAAACGACAATGGCAGGTGCTGACCTTTATGCGGTCGCCGGAAGCAAGCTGTATATCGGCCCTTCGATGGCGACCAAGCTGACCGACTTCGTGGCGGCCGACTTCAACGCGGTCGTCTGGACCGAGATTGACGGCTGGCAGACCATGGGCGCCATCGGTGACACGGCGGAGGTGATCACCACGCCGCTGATCAACCGAGGCCGGGACACCAAGCAGAAGGGCACTTTCAACGCTGGCACGATGGAGAACACCTTTGCCATCGTGGACGGCGATGCAGGCCAGACGGCGCTGATCGCGGCATCCAAGACCCGCAACAACTACCCGTTCAGGATCGTCTATTCGGACGTCCCTGCGGTGCGCACGGCGACCGTGACGATTTCCAACGCCTCGCCCGCTGAGGTGACCTGGACCGCGCACGGGCTGGCCGAGAATGCCGCGATGGTGTTCACCACCACCGGCAGCCTGCCGACGGGGCTGACGGCCGGGACGACCTACTACGTCAAGACCGTGCTGACGGCGAACACGTTCACTGTCTCGGCCACCAGGGGCGGGACCGTGATCAATACCACCGGCGCGGGCAGCGGGACGCACACCATCACGACCGAGCCGAGCGGGACGGAAAACATGTTCGTCGGGCTGGTCATGTCGGCGCAGCGCGCCGGAGGCGAGGCCAACACCGTGCAGACCATCAGCGGCACCGTCGAGGTCAACTCGAACATCGTCGAAGTGGCCGCGCTCGGCTGATGGAAATCTCCGCGATCAAGGGCCGCTCGAAGGCGGCGGAGGAAGGCCACTGGATTGATGGCCTTCCCGGTTTCCCCGGCGTCCGGCTGCTGGTGCGGTCGGCCACCGCTCCGGTCGTCCGGTCGGCGCTGTCCAAGGCGCTGCGGGACGTGCCCAAGGACAAGCTGGCCGAGGATGGTTCGATCCCCGACGACCTCAGCACGCAGATCGACGCTGACGTGCTTGCCAGCGTCGGGCTTCTGGGGTGGGAGGGCATCACCAACGGCGGCAAGCCGGTGAAGTTCAGCCCGAAGGTGGCGCGCGACCTGATCGAGAGCGCCTGGCAGTTCCGCGAGGCCGTCACGCTGGCGATGCGCCGTGTGATGGTGGACTACGACGCCAAGACGAAGGAAATCGAGGGAAACTGACTGCCGCGCTCCGGTGGATGCTCACCACCGGGGAGGCGGCGAAGGCAGAGCGTGACGCGCTGGAACGGGCCGGAAAGCCGGTGCCTGACCGGCTGCGGATGCCGGAAATCCTGCCGGGCTGCGACGAATATCTGGCGGCGTTCTTCGAGCTGTCCAGCGACCGGCAGATCGGCATGACGCCCGGCCCGCTGCCTGCCGCGTCCATCGCCCGGCATGTGCAGGGGATGGACAGCGCAGAGGCGGACAGGTTCCGGCAGGTCATGCGGGCGCTGGACGCGGTGTTCCTCGCCGAGCGGGTGACTGACGGCAAGCCGCAGGGCAAGGTCGTGGGCGTGCTGTCGCCGGGCGTGATGAAAGAGGCGTTCGGGCAGGGATGTCAGGGGCGCCAGTTGGAAATGTTGGCTAAGTCGTCCCGATAGCCGGGCAGCATGAAGCGGGCGAAGTCGATGATTTCCGGCGCCTTGTTCCCCCATTTGTCATAGGCCCACTGCCGATCCCCAGAATCCCATCGCGATAGTTGTTTTTCGGTATCGGCAACCTTCTCGCTGAGCTTCACCCACCTGAGATTTCGCTCGAATTGCAAGTGCTCCTGGCCGCGCTGCCACTCCGCGTAGCCGAGATGTCCGCCGACGGCGATCACCACTACGGCCGCCAACGCCACCAATCCTTGAACCCGCTTATCCATCCTGTTCCTTCCGAGGTGCCCCGTGGACATTGCAGAACTTGGTATGAAGGTTGTCACGGATCAAGCCGGGAATGCCCGCCTTGTTCTTGACGACCTGACCGCAGCCGCAGGCCGGGCCGAGGATGCCACGCAAGACCTCGCGGCGGCGAGCGGCAAGCTGAATACCTCTGTCGGCAAGGTCGGGGCTGCCACCAAGACCGCGGCGCAGGGCATGGGGAGGGTCGGCGCGGCCAGCGTCCTCGCGGGCAACAACACCCGCATGTTGTCCATGCAGCTGTCGCAGGTAGCACAGCAGGCCAGCGCCACCGGCAATGTCACACAGGCCCTCGCCATCCAGGCGGCGGATATCGGGATGGTATTCGGGACGATTGGAACCGTGGCCGGCGTGCTGGCGACGGTGGCCCTGCCTTCCTTGGTGTCTGCTTTCATCGACACCGGGTCCGGCGCGAAAAGGGCGCAGGAAGCGGTGGACGAGTTCGGCGACAGCATCGGCCTCTATCGCAGCTATGTGAAGACCGCGACCGCAGACACGGCGACCCTCACCGAAGAATTCGGCAAGTGGGCCGGGCAAATCCGGGAGTTCAGCGATTTCATGGCGGGGTTGTCCCTCGGCAAGGCCATGGAAGATCTGAGGACCGCTATCGACCCCATCGCCGGGAAGTTGATGGACGTTATCCATCTTGTCCGACAGGCACAGGAAGAAGGGGCAAACGAGGACCGCCAGCGCGTCCTGATGACACAGGCGCAAGCTATCGCGGACAGCCTCGGCTTGTCCGTGCAGCAAGCCGTTGATCTGGCCGCCGCATTTGAAAGGGTGCAGGTCGCGGCAAAAAGCGGAAACATCGAAGCCGTCGCGGCAGCCACAGCCGATGCGGCTGCGATGATGAAGGCTATGTTCGGGGAGACATCGAGAATCCCGGGGCCGCTGCGCGAGATGGCAGGCTTGCTTCACAAGGTGTTCGAGCAAACCGCCGCCGCCGCCGTCGAAACCGAAGCCCTCAACAACTGGTGGCTACAGATCAAGCGCGCCATTTCGGACGCTGTGGCGGGTGCCCCCGGTTCAGGATGGTTGGCAGGCGCCATCAGCGATGCCTCCACCTTGGCGGCTGAACTGTGGAAGGCTGCGGAGGCGAAGGCCGCGGTCTTCGATCTGACTTACGGGCAGACGACCGGAGACGGGTCTTGGTATGATGGGCAGACGGCGGAAAGTCTTCTGCCGCCCAAGCGGTATGGCGGATTGCGGCCTCCTGCTGGGAGTAAAGGCGGAGGCGGAGGCGGAGGCGGTGGTCTTACCGGCACGCCCGGCGTCGAGGGGCTGCTTCAGGAGCTGCAGACCGAGCGGGAAATCCTTGAGCAGTGGTATGCTGAAAGCCTCGCCATTCTTGAGGCAGCCAACGAGGCCGAACTCGCCGCCATCGGTGGGCGCAATGAAGCCAAGTTGCGGATGGAGCAGGAATATCAGGACCGGATGCGCGAGATCGTCGCCGCCGAACGCAGCGTCCGCATGGGCGAGTATGCCGATATGTTCGAGGGGCTGGCATCCATCGCCGGGGCTGGCGGGAAGAAGATGCTCAAGGCCCAAGCCACCCTGTCCGCGGTGGCAACCCTGATTTCGGGCTACGAGGCCGCAATGAAGGCGGCGGCGGAAGCGGTCACGATCCCGGGCCGGATTGCGGCCTATGCAAAGTTCCTCGGCATGGGGCTGTCGGCGGTCGCGCAGATCCGCAAGGCCGGTGGCATCGGCGGGGCAACCGGGGCTGTCACGCCCGCGGCTCCCGCCATGCAGCAGGCATCGCCTGTCAACGTGTCCATCCAGGGGATCAACCCGGCGTCCCTCTACACCGGCCAGCAGATGATCGACCTGACCACCGCGGTGCAGAAGGAACTGAAGAACCGCGGCGTCCTCTTCTCCTACATCTGAGGCCCAAATGATCCACGTTGACAGCCTCGCCACCGATCCGCTGGCGTCCATGATCCTGTTTCGCAACGTGCTGGCCGAGGGCACGCTGGCGGCCTCCACCGAGGCAGCAGACGGGGCCAAGGAGAACGCCCTCGGGCCGCAGACCTATGACTACTGGACCCCGACCGCTGTTCCGGCAACGCTGTCCGTTACGCTGTCCGGTGACGTGAAATGCGACTGCGCCGCCATCTTCGCCCACGATCTGGGCAGCAAGGGCGCGACGGTCGCGGTGCAATACTACGACACCGCAACGACCTCGTGGGTCACGGCGCAGACGGTCACGCCGACCGACGACAGCCCGATCCTGATGATCTTCCCCGAGGAAGAAAGCGACCAGTGGCGGTTTCTGGTGACCAATGCCGTCGCGTCCATCGGTATCGGCATGATCGGCCCGCGCCTGCTGATCCCCGGCGGCACGCAGGCCAGCTATACGCCGCTCACCCTCGCGCTGGATATCGAGCTGATGCCCTCGGTCAGCATCGCCGGGCAGTTTCTCGGGACGCGGATCAACCGCAAGGGCGCGAGCGCGTCCATCGCCATCTCCCCGCAGGAGCGGTCGTGGATCGAGACCACGGCGAAGACCTTCATCGCCCATTACAACGCCGGGCAGCCCTTTGTCTGGGCCTCCTGCCCTGACCTGCTGAAAAGCGACGTGGCCTATTGCTGGCGCGCTGGCGGCACGCTGCAAGCCTCCTACGGGGCCGGGGCGCTGTTCGGTGACATGTCCATGGATGTGAGCGCTTATGTCGGCACCTGAACCCATTACCTATGTCGAGATCGGCATGGATGGCTGCGCCAATACCTTCGGCGTTGCCCCCTGCACGGCGGCCCTCGGCGGGGCTGTCCAGCGGAAGTGCTACAACACCTTCTTCACCTGCCGGAGCCAGGTGGATTTCGTCCACGACAAGGACTTCCGCACGCTGCGGTTCTGCGAGCCTCGGGGAAACCTGCCGCGCGGCGCGACCATGTTCCCGGCCATCACGTCGATCAGCGAGCATTCCGCCACGGTCAACATCGCCGGATCGGATGACGACATGGCATCCCTTGGCCGCCGCGCCACGGTGCGGATCGGCTTTCAGGACTTCCCCTATCACGACCGGCTGACCGATCCCTACCAGTCGGAGAGGGTGGACGGCACGGCGCAGATTGACGAGGGGGGGTATGATCCCGCCAGTCGGGGGACGTTCTTCGGCAAGCTGAAATCGCGCTGGCCCTACTATGCCGGGCGCCCGCTGCGGGTGATCAACGCCCGCATCGAGAATGGCGCGCTGGTCGATCCGGTGACGCGGCATTACATCATCACCGGCATGTCCGGGCCGGACAGCGGCGGGCAGGTGACGTTCGAGGCCGCCGACGTGCTGGACCTTGCCAAGAACGAAAAGGCCGTCGCTCCCAAAGCCTCCACCGGGTCGCTGTCGGCCAACATCACCGATGTGGATGCGGCCCTGACGCTGACCCCGACCGGGATCGGGGATGCGGAATATCCCGCATCGGGCCGGGCGCTGATCGGGTCGGAAATCGTCAGCTACACCCGGTCGGGGGACACGGTGACGCTCACGGGGCGCGGCGTGGCAAGGACGACTGCGGCCAGCCATTCGCAGGGCGACACGTTCCAGCAGGTGCTGCACGTCTCGGCCTCGCGGGTGGATACGCTGATCAAGACGCTGCTGGTGGACTATGCCGGGATAGACCCGGCCTTCATCCCGGACGCCGCTTGGGATGCCGAGATTGACCGCTGGTATCCCGACCTCCTGCTGACCGCCCATATCGTCAAGCCGACCGGCGTTGCGACCCTGATCGGGGAACTGGCAATTCTGGGCCTGTCGATCTGGTGGGACAGCGCCACGCAGACCATCGGCCTCAAGGCAAACCGGCCGCCTGCCGGGGATACGGTGTTCGACCTGACCGACCGGGCGCATATCAAGGAGATCACGCAACAGGACCACGACGACAAGCGCCTGACGCAGGTGCATTTTCACTCGGTCATGTCGGACCCGACGAAATCGGCGACCTCGCCGGAGACATTCGACCGGCTCATGGCGACCGTGGACCTGTCGGCGCAGGAGGAATGGCAATACGGCGGCCAGCGCATCAGGACGGTGTTCTGCCGCTGGCTCGACCAAGGCGCGGATGACTTGGCGCGGGTCGTGTCGAAACGCCTGCTGGCGCGGTTTTTGGCGGCCCCGGCGCATTTCGAAATCATCCTCGATGCCAAGGACGAGGCCATCGGCCTGACGGATGTTCTGCGGGTGTCGTCGCGGGTGGCGCAGGACGAAACCGGGGCGCCGAAGCAGCGGCTGTTGCAGGTGATCGAGCGCAGCGAACCGCGGCCGGGCCATGAGTTCCGCATCGTGGCGCAGGCTTACCAGTTCACCCTGCGCTACGCCCTGATCGGGCCTGACGACCTGCCCGATTACGACACGGCGACCGACTCCCAGAAAGACCAATACGGCTTCATCGGCGCGGACACTCCGCCCGCTTTCCCTGATGGCGCAGACTACTACAGGATCATCTGATGGCCGACTACAACCCTATTCTTGATGCTGAAACCGATCCCGAAGCGGGGCTTCGGTCCAGCCTGTTCAAGCGCATGGTGGCGAACCCCATCGCCGCCTTCGAGGGCGCCGTGGGCGCTCCCCGCCTTGCGGACGGCGCGTTCGACGACACGATGCCCGCGACGTCACCCTTGGCGACATGGATCGGCAATCGCTACGGCCTGATCAGCGCCGGGGCTATCGGCAGTCTGGCGTTTGCGGCCAGGGCTTCGGGTGGCTCGAACGGCTTCGGAACCACCATTGCAGGCAGCAGCCTGACGCCTGTCAATGCGGCTGGAACGACTGCCGGCTCCACCCTGACAGGCACGTGGCGGAGCCTCGGCTGGGCAGCGGGCAGCGGCGGTGAGGCTGGATCAACCCTTTGGCAGAGGATCGCATGATGGAAATCCGCAACCCGCAATACACGGCGTCCGGGGCCATCGACTGCGAGATCGAGCACCCGGTTCTGGGCTGGATGCCGTTCACTGCCTCGCCGGATGACGTTGAAGCCCATGGGCGCGAGGTGTTTGCGGCCGCCGTGGCGGCTGGTCCCGCGCCATATGTGCCACCAGATCCTGCGCCCACCATCGACGACTACAAGGCCGCAGTCCAATCCCATCTGGACGCCGCCGCGCAGTCGCGCCTCTACACCGACGGCAACAGCCTCGCGACCTACACCGCCAGCACCAATCCGACATGGGCGGCAGAGGCGCAGGCGTTCATTGCTTGGCGCGATGACGTTTGGGCGCAGGTCTACGGCATGTGGGCCAGCCCGCCCGATCCGGTGCCGTCGCCTGCCGAGGTGGTGGCCGGGCTGCCGGTGATCGAATGGCCGGAGGTGGGGGAATGACCGCTTTGCAATTCGACAACAAGATCAGCCTCGGCCATGTGATCAGCATCGTGACGATCCTGGCGGGCGGCATCTGGGCCTATGCGGCGATTTCAGAGCGGCAGGAGGCCATCGCGGCGGACATGGTCGCGGTCAAGGCGGACGCGCAGGCGCGAGAGGCGCGCATTCGGGCCGTCGAGATCGCGCAGGCCAGCCAGATGAGCGACCTGCGGGCGATCCAGAGCGGCATCAGCCGGATCGAGGCGCAGTTGGAGCGGCTGCAACCGAAGCCCTGACCAATTTGCATTTTCCGCAAATTGCCCCGCCATCGCGCGGGGCTTTTCCATGAGGAACCCCATGACCCAGCTTCGCAGGACGATCACGCATTGGACCGCGGGCGGCAACCGCGCCAACGATCTGGACCGGCAGCATTACCACTTCATCGTGGAGCATGACGGCACCATCGTGCAGGGCAAGAAGGAGCCGGAGGACAACATCGTCACCTCAGACGGCGACTATGCCGCCCATGTGCTGAACCTGAACACCGGCAGCATCGGCGTTGCCATGGCGGGGATGCACGGCGCGGTGGAAAGCCCGTTTGATGCTGGCCCGTCGCCGATCACCGAGAAGCAGTTCGAGGCGCATTGTCTTCTGCTGGCCGAGCTGCACCGGCAGTATTCGATCCCGATCACCCGCACGACCTGCCTCACTCATGCCGAGGTCGAGCCGACCTTGGGCGTGAAGCAGAAGGGCAAATGGGATCTGACCCGTCTGCCGTTCAAGCCGGAAATCCGGGGCGCGATCCCGGTCGGGGATTACATGCGCGAGCGGGTGGCAAGCTATGTCGGCGCGGCAGGCGGGACGATCCCCAAGGCCAGCACCGGGCTTCTGCGGCTTGGGTCGCGCGGCGAGGAAGTGCGTCAGTTGCAGCGCGACCTTGCCGCCCTTGGCTACTTCCCCGGCGCGGCGGACGGCATCTATGGCAGGCGCACGGTTGATGCCGTGACCAGCTTCCAGCGGGCGCACGGGCTTGAGCCTGACGGCGTGGCCGGGCCGCAGACGCGGGAAGCCATTCTCACGCGAGGCACCCCGCCTCCGCCGAGGGACGTTGACGCCGATACGCTTCGTCAGCGCGGGTCCGAGACGATCAAGGCCGCAGACGGCGTGGACGTGGCAACCATCGCAGCCACGGGGGCAACCGTGGTTCCGGTGGTGGCCGACACCATCAGCCAAGCCAACGGCATCCTGCCGACGCTCTCCGCGATGCTCCGGGATCACTGGCCCGCGCTGCTGGTCATCGCCGCGCTGGTGGCGGTGTTCGTGCTGTCCCGCCGGATCAAGGCCGCGCGGGTCTCTG